AGGGGATGAGTCTACGCCAGATACTGAAGGCGGATACGACTGGAGCGTTACCTGCGCAGTCGACGGTTTACGAGTGGTTGCTTCGCCACCCTGCCTTCGCGGAGCAATACGCACGCGCACGGGAGGAACAAGCCGATACCAACGCCGATGAAATCCTAGAGATTGCCGACGAGATGCCCCCAGAGTACACCGATGAGAAGGGTCGCACCAGTTTGGACTTGACCTACATCCAGTGGCAGAAGAATCGCATAGAGGCGCGTAAGTGGACAGCCGCCAAGCTGAGACCAAAGAAGTATGGCGACCGTATGGCTGTAGAGGGTGTAGAGGGTGGAGCACCTATTGCCACTGAGGACGCATCTGCTGACAAGTTCCTTGAGATCATTCGCAACATGGAAATGAGCAAGCGTGCTGGTTGAAATACTAGAAGACCCAGAGGTTAAGGCGGAGTTCAACGCCTACCCTTTGCACGACCGCATCGCTAAGATTGCACACTCCGAATGGGTAAAGAGCGCACACAAGTACCAGATACCTCCGCCGCTTAAGATCGACTACACCGTGTGGATGATGCTGGCAGGGCGTGGAGCAGGCAAGACGCGCTCCGCCGCTGAAGCGCTATGGTGGTGGTGCTGGCTGGTACCTAACAGCCGTGGGCTGGTGTTGGCTCCTACGAGTTCTGACGTAAAATTCACCTGCTTTGAAGGGCAATCAGGCTTGCTCTCGGTGATCCCCAAAGAGTTGATCGTTGACTACAACAAACAAGACCACCAAATCAAGTTGGTCAACGGTTCAAGCATTCGCGGTATCAGTGCAGACTCATACGAGCGCTTGCGCGGCCCTCAGTTCCACTTCGCATGGTGCGACGAGTTAGCCGCCTTCCAATACATCCAAGAGGCGTGGGACATGATGATGTTCGGCCTCCGCCTCGGTGACCAGCCACGGGTGATTGTGACCACCACGCCTAAGCCTAAAGACCTGATCCTTGATCTGATAGGCAGGGAGGGTGACGACGTGATCATCGACCGCGCCAGCACCTATGAGAACAAGGCTAACCTTGCAGAGAGTTTCAGCAAGCAGTTAGAGACCTACCGTGGATCAAAGCTGTATGACCAAGAGGTGCTCGGATTAGTGGTCGACCTTGAGGACGGTAAGGTAGTCACAAGGGATATGTTCCAGATGTATCCTGCTGGCAAACCCTTCCCTAAGTTTGAGTACATCCTACAGTCCTATGATTGCGCGTACACGGACAAGTCCTACAACGACCCAACAGCGTTCACGACATGGGGGGTGTTTAAGCCGATGGACGGGCCAATGTCCGTGATGCTGATCGACTGCTGGGCAGAGCACCTCACCTTTCCTAAGCTGAAGGATCGCGCTATGGATGAGTGGCGAGTGTCTTACGGTGAGGGTAAGGATGCCAAGCGCCCTGACCTGATACTGGTCGAAGAGAAGGCGGCTGGTCTGTCTCTCATTCAGGAACTACAAAAGGCTCACTTGATTGTCAGGGGCTATAACCCCGGTCGTGCCGACAAGATGCAACGCCTCCAAATCACCGCCGCTATCTTTGCCACCAAGAGGGTCTGGCTCCCTGAGTCTGAGGTGCATAAGGGTTACGTCAAAGACTGGGTGGAGGGGTTCCTATCCCAGATATGCGCATTCCCTGACAGCACGCACGACGACTACGTCGACTCAGCAACTCAGGCTATGAGGTGGCTGAAGGACGGTGGTTGGCTCGACATCGATCCTGAGCCACTGTATGATGACGACGACTACTTTGATGCCCAACCTGCGCGGGTCAACCCATATGCTGTCTAACCATGCCAAACCCTAAACAAGTCATGTCGGCTATGCAAGCCATCAGCAAGGCGGCGGAGTCTGCTGGTCAGAAGGCACCAGTGACAGCTAACAAGTCTTTGACTGGGTTACAGGACTTCCATACGTCATTGCTTGACAAGGTGCGTGAGAACGCCGTCAACGCTAGGAAGGAGATGGATGCCTTCGACTACCAATACGACAAGGGTCAGCGCGTGTTCACTGAGGACAGCGCCAGAAAAAACAGAGCGCCCTATGAAATCCTTGAGCGGTATCGTCACGGCAACCAAGTGATGCGAGGTGAGCACCCAACGCTAGGCGCTAACATGGGGCAACCTATCCGAGACCCTGACACTGGCAAAGTCATGCGCACGCCGTATGAGGCTGGCTACCGCGTCCGTGGCGAGAATGGCGAGATGATCCTACCTGAGTCAGCTATCAAGGGAACGGTAAGCGAAGCCAAGGGCGGTGCTATCCGTATGCAAGTCGGTGGTCTGAGCGCATTGGCAAAACTTGGCACGGCTGGTACTAAGCTAACCAAGGCGGAGATGGCTTCATTGCGTGCGCGTGGCATGGGCGTGCCGGGCATTGACTTCGCTGACCCGCTAAAGGCTCCCACCATGCGGATGTCTGAGGCGTTAGGTAATGTTGGCGCTGAAGGTAAGACACTAAACTTCACTGAGGCTGATCGTTCCAGAGTTTTTGCTGAAAACATGGGCGGTATAGGATTTACAGGTTTACAGAACTACTCACAACCACATAAACAGGCGCGGACTGTTTGGGGCTTTGGCAATCAATCTACCGCTGAGAAAAAGATTGCACAGAATGATCCAGACAACACCATCTGGACAACCTACGCTGGATCACCAGAGCAACACAAGTCAAACACGGTGGTGGTCAAAGATGCCGTTAAGACACTGCAACAAGCTAACACCGCTGGCGCTGTTAACCCAGAGCAAATCAAGCTAATCAACCAACGTATCAAGCAAGCAAAGAACGACAAGGGCAACCCGCTGTTCTCTGACGACTTTGACATTACCGACCCCCCAGCAATCAATGCGGCTACGACCTTTGAGCGCCGTACAGCTATCAGCGATGCATTGATGGGTGTGGGTGTCAGGAAGCCGATGATTAGCAAAGAGTTCAAAGCGGCTAACCCTAACGTCAAATACAACGATGCCTCAAACATCAGTCGCATCTTGACTCGCGAGACTGACCCAGTATTGGCTAATGCAAACACGTTTGATGTTGGGCCGCACCTGTTTGTGATGGACAACAAGATCATCAACCGAGCAGACCTTAACGAGGCATTTCCAATTCAGGTAACTGGTGACGATCTTGGTATGAGGTTTACTCCAACACCAGTCCGATCTGCCGCGCCAGAATTTATGAAGAAAAAAGGCTACGGGCCAACCGACCCAGTCAATGCTTGGGCTATGTCGCGTGGCAACCCAAAGCAGTTTGTCAGCGAAGAGTATTTGACCAACCTCCAAAAGGAAGGTTACAAGGATGGTGGATCAGCAGAGCGTCCACCCTTCCACGACTTCGATAAGATTATGAACCGCAAAGACGGAGGTACTGTGAACACATCATTTGAACAACGCCTAAAGAGCGCACTCGACCAACACATGGCTGGTGGAGGCGTCGTAGAGCGTCGCTACGCTGAAGCTGGCTCAGTCCCTGCACCTACCCCCCAAGAGTTGGAAAAGATGGCTGACGCGCAGGGTGCGGCGTTTGGTGTGTTTCCCCAGATGGCAAGTCAGAGGTTCCAACAACCGTCCCAGACAATGGACAAGGCGTCTGAGATGCTAAAAGCTCAGGTCACAAAGGAGTGGGAGCAGGCGGGACGACCCGGCGGAGCCAAGGGGCTATCCCTTCGCATCGGTGCGGTGTTAGCTGGACAAGTTCCTGACATTGTTAACTTTGGTCAGAGCATGATCCCCGGCCTGAACAAGCCTGCCTCAGTGCTTGATCCTGAAGGCGAGAAAGTCGCTAAGTTTCCCATGTCTGGTACGTCTACCGACATCAAAAACTCAATGCGTGAGAAGGGAATCATCAACGAGGACGAGTACCCTATCGCTGAGTTGCTTGGTGCCTTTGCCGCACCGTATGCCGCTGTTAAAGCCCCCAGAGCAATTGAAGGTGGTCTCAACTCCGTGACTGCCGCCGCTCGTCGTCCATTCACCCCAGCAACCATGACGACTGAAGCTGTATCACCTGATCTTGCTAAGTTCAAGAACCCAGCGTTCCAAGACTACGCTACTAATCAAATGATAGGTGAGGGTTCCGCTGTACCGATGACTACTATGGGCGGACGCAAGACTTCGCAGACTAGAGGTCAAGGCGTGTACTTGAATGAGGCAGGCGAGTTAGAGAAGAATCCAATGGTCGGCGTAAACATTCCCCGCGCTGGTAACCTGTCGACCAACAAAGCCTTGCGTGCAGACATTGCAACCGCTGGTCAAGAGTTAGGTCAAGAAGCTATGGCGGCACATCGCTTTGTTCCTATGGCAACCAACCAGATCAAGGATGCATCGGCAATGATGATTCGAGGTCAAGGTGGTCGACCCCTTACAAACAAAGAAGTGATGGCTATGGCAAATGAGTTGCCCGGCATGATCGTCACTCACAGCCCAGCCAACGGTGGTTTGATGATTGCCCCCTACAGCATGACTAAGGGTCAAATACCTCAAGAGTTTTTGTCTGCACAAGCCGTTGCTCGTAAGGTGTTAGGCAAGGATGCAAAAGTTCAGTTTGGTAAAGCTGACCCCAACAAAGACTTGATGTACATGATGCGCCAAGACTACGCCAACGAAGGCGGTCGCGGTGTCTCGCAGGGTGCGCAGGCAACCCGCAACCAACTCAAGCGCATGGATCAAAACTTTCCATTAGCGCGTCAATAAGGAATCATCATGGCAAAACAAATGCCCATCGACCAAGAGTTTGACCGCTTCATTGACGGACTCAAAAACAACAAAGACGGTAGTGCTGAAGTTGAAGTAGATGAAGACATAAGTGATGTTGAAGAACTAGAGGACGGCTCCGCTATCGTTCGTATGGGCGAGGATAAGGGGCCTGAACAAGACCCAGAATTCTACGAAAACCTTGCCGAAGAGGTTATGAACCTGTACGACCTTGACAAGGTTGGAATGCGTTACCTTGATCTGATTGAGAAGGACAAGGAAGCACGCGAACAGCGAGACAAGCAATACGAAGAGGGACTTAAACGCACGGGATTGGGCAACGATTCGCCGGGCGGTGCTCAATTCATGGGTGCCAGCAAGGTCGTACACCCTGTGATGGCTGAGGCTTGTGTAGACTTTGCCGCTCGTGCTATCAAGGAGTTGTT